TCACACCCGTATGGACATTGTCCTCTAACATTTTTGCATGTTTTTCTAATTGTTTGGTAATGTATTCAATCAGCATAAACTGTTCCTGGTCAATAGGTTTTTGTTTAGATGCTTCTAATAAATCTTGCTCAAATAATTTATTTTTAGTTTCTAATTGATTGAGTCGTTCAATAACACCAAAAGCAAACCATAGGCCTGCACATACAGCTATGATTAAGGATATTAAGTTTCTAAGTGGTAATGCCACATTGGTATTGTCATTTATTTTCATTTATTTTTTCCCCTCAACATTATAAAACATTTTTTCTGAGTCTTCAGTAACCCAGTTACCTTTTTCTACAGACCATTCCGTAGTTTGCACCAAATAGTCTGGCCAATTGTTTTTAACAGTATAATTAGAAGCGTGCCAAAGAATACGATTATTAGGCTGAATAGCATAATTACCGTTATCAAGTTCCAAAACATGTCCACACTTATGTTCTTGAGGTATTTCAGAATGTTCGGTGTTAAGAATATTATTATCAGGGTGAGCCCAATCAATAGTAAATAAATAATTTCCATGATAAAAATTTTTATCCTTTCCTAAATACTTACCTTTGTTACCGTTTAAAAAATCAAACTGATGAACACTAGGATAATAACTAAAGCAATCCCACAATTCCAACTCGTCAAGCGACATATCGGGCACTTTGGCTCTGTCATACGATTTTTGGAAAAACGCTGAGATAGGCAAACGATAAAAGACCGCACCGTTAGGGAGCATCGCGTGAAATAAGACTGCACGTCCTGGTATCGATGCAAGACCAAAGATAACTGCGTCTTCACTTTCTCCATGATGTTTTTTAAGGTCATAAAGATATTCCTTTTTAACTTGACAATAAATTGTCGGAGTATTTGCATTGAGATAAGTTGCCATTTAACATTTCCATCTTCTTCTCGCTTGTCTCAATCTTGAATTTGGGTCTTTGGCAGCTTTAGGAAACATTTTCATTTGTCCCGCTGATCTAGCACAAAAAGACTTTCTTCTTGCTGCACGTTTTGGACCTGGTTTATCTTCTGTTACAGCTGTTTTTAATTTACTTCCAGGGTTTTTTCTTCTGTAAGCCATGACACCAGCTTGTGTCATGCCAGCACCTGATTTTGTTGATCTAAAATTTTTCTTATTACGAGGAGGCATGCCTCCTTTTTTAAAAGAAAGAATGTCCGCGTAATAGTTATCCATTATTTATCAATTAAAACAGTTGCAGTAATATCACCACCAATTGCCGAACAAGTCATTCCATCTTTAAATAAAATACCATCCATTGGTAAATTAAATGCAAATACATCGCCTTGTGGACAATCAGAAGTCCATTGAGTTACTGAATTACCGTCTTGTAGTGTAATAGATTGAGTACCTGATGTACCATCATTAGTCATCATGATTCCTCTTAATCTCGTTCTTCCAGCAAAAACAGATCCTAAACCAGTTATTTGGACCGCTTTTACGTCAGTTGTCATACCCATATTATTCTCCTAAGTTTGTGGCTCCCGAAGGAGCCACGAATTATTAATTATGTACTTGAGATATCGCTCGCTGGAGCATTAACTTGTTTCCAAGTTGTTCCATCCGAAAAACAATATCCAGCAGCACTTGAAATACCATTGTTTGTAAAAACAAGTACTCCAGTATTTCCAACTGCACTCAAAGTATTTCCAGAATTAGATCCTGAAGAAATAGTAAGTGTAGATGCGTTAGTAGCTGCATAAGTTCCAGTTCCACCTTGTTGAGTGTCACCAGCATTTGCGTTAGGGCCACCGATAAATCCGTTAAGGGATGTCACTGGACCTGTAAAAGTAGTATTAGCCATTTTTATTCTCCTAGTTTATTCAACACAGTCTCTAGGTTGTCTGCTGAACTCAGTCTGTGCCAAATATTTGTTTTGTTCAGTATTTATATTATACATAAAAAAAGGGCGATCGTGAAGACCGCCCTTTTCGTCATCAATCTAACTTAGATTAGCTTGTAGGTAAGTTTCCGTTACCATACACAGCTCTAGGGTCAGACCAGCCGAAGCTGTATCTTTCTCTAGCTTTAAATCTTACGTTACCTGTATCGAAGTCACCTTCCATAGCAGTTTTGATTGGACTTCTTACGAAATGCTTAAAGCCGTTAGGCGCATCTGTAAGGATGAAGAAAGAGTCCGTGTCAGTTAAAAAGTTATTCACTCTGTAACCTTCAGGAATCATCCCCATGTTCACAATCGCGTTGATGTCATTGTCAGCAGTACCGACTCTTTGAGGTGATTTCATCAATCTTTCTGCAGTAAATTGTAATTCTTTTGGAATTATCATTTTCTTACCAGAAAGAGCGATTTTTAATCCTCTCTCATCAACAAACGCTGCGATGTCAATCAATGATTGCTCTAGCGATGTTTCGTTCAAGTCAGCAGCAGTAGCTAATACGTTTGAGAACGTACCACCAGTTGCTAACGGATGTGAAGCATTAATCAATGACACTCCGTCACCACCGATTGCAGTAGTGATTTGTGCATTGTTTAACACAGCAGCCGCTTTGACTTGTTTTGTGTTAGACATAGATCTTGCTAGTGCTCTAGTATATCTAGCAGCAAGTCTGTCATACAGATTATCTTCAATAGCTTCTTCAGTAATAGAGAATGCTAAAGCGATTGTTTCGTGTGTGTATCTAGCTGTGAAAGTTTCTTGAGCTTGATCGAACACTACTCCCGCACCTTCTTGTTTAACTGGTGCAGAACCGAAACCACTTAACATTACTTCTTCTTCAAAAGCTCTGTCAGATGATTCAGCAGGGAAAATTTCCGCGTGCTGGTTTTCGTATCTGTTATATTCCAGGCCGAATAGTGCATTCAATCCTGGCTCTAGTTCTTTAACTAGTTGTGATCGTGAAATAGCCATAATTTAATCTCCTATTATATGCCTGTACCACTTCTATAGAAGTGATTGTTGATTCTAACTAGAATGTTTGCATTAGCAGCACTAGTGTCAGAATTGTCTGGATCTTGCGAAATATCGATTGCTTGCACAACGAAAGTCGCATTTGTTCCAGAAGCTCCAACATCTAATTGTTGTAATGAATTTCCAGTTTTTGTATTTCCACTAACTGCTGTTAACGAGTAGTTTTGGAACAGATCTGCTCTTGCGAAAGTCGCATCAGCGTCCACCAAAAATACCGCATCAGGGTCATCAACAACAAACGCTGTAATATCGCTTGCTGCAACTCCACCTGGGTAGTAGTTTTTGAAGGTCGGCTTTTGAGTAGTAGGATCTGTATAAAAACATCCGTTAAACACACCCACAACAGCTGTTGAAGTATTACCAGGATATCTTTCGACATTTCCTCCTGTTACTGGGATAACCAAGTCACCTTGGAATATCGCAGTAGCGTAACTACTTGCAATAGTATATCTGTTTTGAGCGCCAACTAATGGTGTACCGTCTAGTTTTCTGTACGGTCTTAGACCGAACTTTTCCACTTGGTTTGCCATATTGTTTTTTCTCCTATTAAGTTTATTTATTTAGCCGCCTTTGTAGTAGTTATCGTAAAAAAATTATTTTTTCGAACCACCGCCAAAGGTTACACGAGATTGCCTCTCAATATTGATTGGCATCTCTGGTCGCTGTTCCTTCATTAGATCGTTATCAACTGCGGTCATTTGTTCTTGAGTAATTCTTCTAAAATACTCAGCGCGTGACTTCAATATCTCTTCAGGTATCCTTGCCAGCACAAGGCCTCCAATTCCAATGCATCCTTCGTATTGTCCTGACCTAATTACAGGATATTTGCTTAAATCGGGATTTGACATAATTTCGTCTGCTCTGACAAATTCCCAACCTTCTCTGAACTTTTTGGTTACGTTAGCCGTATCCTCAAATCCAGTCACAGATGTTCTTATCCATCTATGTGCATATCCCTGCGGTGCAGGTGGTGCATCCAAACTGGAAGGTGGAGTCCAAGTAGTCTTAGTCATATTACTTTTTCTACTATCTGACTCGCGTGAGGTTCTTTTTATTTTATCCATTTGCATTCTCCTTCACGTATTTTGCGTATTCCTCTAGTGGCACCCCTAATTTTTTAGCGATAGCTATTTGTGAACGAGTGAGTTTCACTGATCGGCGTCCGCTTTGGTTTCGTTGTGCAGAAGCCACAGTCTGGACGATTTTCTTTGGCTCCTGTTTGTTAACAAACTTATGAGGGAAATTTTCTCTCATAACCTTATCTATCTCATTATAGTACTCATCGCTCTCCGCGTCAAACCCCTGGTCCACAAGGTCTTGATGAACTTGGAAAGCTGCACTTGTCATAATCTTGTCTGATCCAAACCATTCATTTTTTTCAGACCATGTTCTAGCCTTATTTGAAGGTTCTGGATAAGTAGGATTTTGAGGTGCTTGAGTAGGTTGAGAAACTTGTGTTTTTTGAACAGTTTCTTTTTCTTCTTCTTCCTGTGCGGTTATTCTAGCTCTTTCAGCTTCAATCGCTAACTTGGCTATCAAAGAATTAGCATCTGCTATTTTATCTGCATCTTGATCAGCAATAGCATCTCTCAATGCTTGTTTTGCTTTTTCTTGTTCTGCAGCTACTCTAGCAGTGTATTGCTCAACATAACTCTTACTTGTTTTAGAGAACTTACTTTGTGTGCTATCTAATTGTTCTTTAAGAGATTTAGCATAATCTAATGCTGCCTTTTCTCTTCTTTCATGTTCTCTAACTTTATAAGTTAATTTATTGATTCTTTTTTTAACTGAATCAGATATTGTAGACAAATCATCTACTTCTTTAGATGGCTTATCTTGTTCTGTTTTTTCTTCAACAGAAATACCTTCAATACCTGCTGGCTTAGGTTCTGTATAACCTAAATCAACCTCTTCTTTTGGTAGTTCAGTTTCATTGGATTCTGTTTTTGTTTCTTCAACTTGAACAGATTGTTCTTCTATACCATCCGTATCTAATTCAACTTCTGGTGAAGATTTGTTTTCTTCTAACATTTTTTAGCTCCTGTTTTTTGCGTATGTGATTAGTACTGGTGATGAATATCCTCTGGGTTTTGTATTTTAGCGATGATTTCATCATCATTAAGAATACGGACTTCTCCGCCATCTATTTTAAATCTTGAACCTGCATATCTTCCAAAGATTACCCAATCTCCTTTTTGACACCATGGTCCGTCTGGAAATTTTTCTTTGTCCTTGTAGGCAAGATCACCAACTTTCAATACATATGCACATACGGTTGTCATTTGTATTGTTTCACTGGTTGTATCAGTAAGAATAATCCCACCTTTAGTTTTCTTTGGTCCTGCATAAGGCAATACCAAAATTCTCCATCCTGTTGGAGATGGAAGTCTATCTAAAAGTGATTTGTTTTCTGACACAGCTTGTGCGTCTAGAAAAGTTTGGACTTGTTCTTGTTCTTTGTAAGCGTCTAGCAACGCTTCCGTTTTTTTAGGTACTTCTTTCGAAGCCTCTAAGCTCTCCGTCATTTAATCGCTCCTGTTTAAGCTGCAGGTCTTTAAGATCCTGAAGCAAAGACTCTAGGCCT